ACGTGCGGGCGTAGAGCGGAAGCGCCCGCACTTGATGCACGCGGGTAAGACCATTCACGGTGTAGGGCAGTTTCCGGGAGTCTCCCGGAAACTGCCCTACATGCGCGGTAGCCAGGGCATCCAGGGACAAGGGATCGTCCCCGAGATGGGGCACCTTGCGGAATATGGCACTCTCGGCTACGTGCCCCATCTCGGGGACGATGGTCGAGGTGTGCATCGTCAGGTGCCTGATCTTGGTGGAGATGGGTCTGCAGCAGGGCGGGGTGTCCATGCGTCCGGCATCAGCCGACAAGCGCCGCGCTTGTCGGCTGATGCCCAAGGCTGCAATGTCCAGACAACGAGTATCTACGACTGGATGCAACGGCTTGCCGAGCGCCTACGCCGTGTACGGATTTGCTGCGGCGATTGGTCCCGCATCATGGGCCCGGCGGGCACGGTGCACGTGGGAACCACCGGCGTCTTGCTTGATCCGCCCTACCGGCACGACGGGCGCGACGATGATGTCTATCACCACGACGGATCAGATACCTTCGCCGCGGCCAAATCCTGGGCTATAGCGCACGGAGACGACCAGCAGTACCGCATCGTCCTCTGTGGCTATGAGGGTGAGGCGATGCCGGCTTCTTGGCGCCTCCATACCTGGCAAGCGCGGGGTGGCTACGGCAATCAAGGAACCGGGCGGGGCAAGGAGAACCGATCCCGAGAGTGCCTATGGATCAGCCGGCATTGTGTGGAACGCCAGCGCTCTCTCTTTGAGATTGGCGGTGTCGTATGAGCCTCCCCGCCCGCTACAACGCCCCTCGTGACCTGCCGCAACTCACGGACCACAACCTCGTGGCCGCCATCGAGTCAGAGCAACGCTGGCATGCGTTCGAGCCGGATTGGCGGATGCAGCTAGGCCAGTTGGTCTCGTGCGGATTCGTGCGGCAGTTCGACGGCCATCCGGCGCGGGCAGAACAGATCGCGTTCGTGTGCGACCAGCTGCGCAAGATGGGACGGCTGGTGGGCTGCGAGCAGACTGGCTGGCGGAAGACATGAGCGCCGCAGTTGCACCGGCTAACCGCTGGACCAATGCGCATAGGTGCCCTATCTGCGGCGGCGCCGACAAAGACGGCCGCGGTGAAGGACAGCGGTGCTTTGGATTCCTCAGCGACGATGGGCTGTATGCGCACTGCTCACGCGAAGAGCACGCCGGCAGTCTGCCTATACACGACGGCAGTTCGACCTATGCGCATCGCATCATCGGTGAGTGCAAATGCGGCCAGCAACACGGCGGCACGACGACGCTCAACGGCAACGGCAAGGCGCCCATACCGATTACGAGCTACGTAATCGAGAAGATTTACGACTACTGCGATGACACAGGCGCGCTGGCACACCAGACGGTGCGTTACGAGGGTAAATCGTTCAGTCAACGCCGGCCGGGTACGGAAGAGGAGTTTGCGAAGTGGGGCCATCTGACCTGGGATCAGCGCCAGGTCATGAAGGCCCCAAAAGTCACCAAAGAGGCTGGCGTTATCTGGACGTGGAGTCTGCACGACATTACGCCAGTGCTCTACCACCTACCGGCGCTGCTTGCCGAGCCACAACGCACCATATTCCTAGTCGAGGGCGAAAAGGACGCCGATACGCTGACTGGTCTGGGCCTGCTCAGCACCTGCAATCCGATGGGGGCGGGCAAGTGGCAGGAACACTACACAAAACTGCTTGCTCAACGGCACGTGGTGCTGTTGCCCGACAAGGATAAAGCAGGCCATCTACACGCTGAAAAGGTCAAGGCTGCGCTCGACGGTCATGCCAAATCGTTCTTGGTGCTCGAATGCCCGAACGTCGGTGAGCATGCGGTTAAAGACGTTACCGACTGGGTAGAAGCGGGCGGCACGCGCGAACAACTTGAGGCCATGGTCAAGGCCGCTCGGGCAAATGCGGACAAGATCTTCCCGGATGAGATGGGCGCCGACGAGTTGGCCCTGATTGAGTTTCCACCGCCCATCGCCTATATCCCCGGCATGCTCTTCGAGGGTGCGACCCTCTACGCCGCACCGCCCAAATCCGGTAAATCAGTATCCGCTCTTGGCATGGCTGTTGCTTTGGCCACAGGTGGCCGGGCGTTCGGCCAAATCAAGGTCGAGCGCCGGCGCGTGCTGTACTTCTCGCTTGAAGACCATCCCGAGCTCATCCAGAATCGCTTGTTCACGATGATCGGCAGTAAGCGACTACCGCCGCTCTTGCGAGTGATGCACTCCTGCCGCGGCCTGGTCGAGTTACAAACGGACCTTGAGCGCTACGTCAATCGCTACCCCGATACCGGCATGGTGGTCGTAGATACCTTGGCGCATGCCCGCGGCCTGGGCGCACGTTCCCGCAAGGACATCACGCAGGAAGACTATAACGAACTGATCGGCTTCAGTCATCTGGCCAATCGCCTGCATATCGCCATCGTGGTGATTACGCACACGGCGAAGGCACTCTACGAAGATGAACTGGCCCAGGTCAGTGGCTCATTCGGCTTCAGCGGTGCAGTAGACGCCATCATGCTCCTCCAGCGCAAGCGCTACGCCGCAGAGGCCGCAATGGCGGTATTCAGCCGGCGACTCGGCAGCGAAAAGAAGTTCGAACTGCACTGGGACGAACTCACGATGTCCTACATCCTCGATGGTGAGATGTCCCCGCAACAGGCCGCGCGCACGACATCCGTGATCATCATAGAATGCCTGCAGGCGGCCGCTACACCGCTCAGCATCAAGGCCGTTGCCGAGCGTTGCCAGATAGGCCCGGACGTCGCCAAGCAGCGACTCTACCAGTTGGCGAAGGCCGGCGAGATCGTCAGCGACGAGGGCAGGTACAGTCTGGCTCGAAAGGCGCGTAACTGCCGTAACTTCGTAACCGCACCAGAGGAAAAAGCGGTTACGCACGGTTACGACCCCCCAGACAACCCCGATCTGCTCGTACCACCCTTCGGTTACGCCAATGGGTATGCGGCGCCAGAGCGTAACCGTTCTCACCAGAGTAACGGTTACGAAGTTACGACGGTTACGGGGGTTTTCAATGGAGACGTACCGCTGCCCTATGACGGTTACGGCCCAGACGGGGATGAGGTATTTTAATGAACCTTCCCTATGACCCCGACCAGATCCGCACCCTCATCAATACCTTCGGTCCCATTTGTACCTATTGCGAGGAGTGACGTGGACTATCGCTGGCTCGATCTCTCGCCTATCCTGCGCCTCCTCGCGGTTGCCATGGCTGCCGGCGTGGTGTTCGACACGCACCACGGCCACCTGCTTATCCGCTATCGGCGGGGTGGGTATGACCTGTCGGCGGATGCGATAGACGTGCTCAGGATGCATCGGGCCGAGGTGGTGAGTATGTTGCAGCACTGGCAGGAGGTGCGATGACTAGATTCCGCTCAGAATCGCGCCAGGCTATTGCAACGTGTGGCGACAACAACCGGACTGGTGCGGAAGGACGCAGGGCCGCGAATACTAGCCCTACGCGCGAAAATCGCACATTGTCCTGTAGCCACTGTGGGCGGCAGATCCCTATCGAGCAGCCGGCCACGATGTGCCCTCATTGCAATTGGTTGGTCTGGTACCGGAGGTCCACATGATCGCGCTACCGCATGCGCCGGCATTGGCCGCCATCGTCAACCAGCAAGGCGTGATTGATGTGCCCAAGCTGCGGAAGGTCGCCAACACAAAGGCCAAAGGCACGCACAATGAGCACCGCAGCATGGCGATATTCGAGGCCGCAGGCTACGAGACCATGCGCAGCGCCGCAAGCCTCTCTACGTGGGATTTTCTGGCCTGGGACAGCCACGAAATCGTCTACTGCCAGGTCAAGACCCGCGATTGGCCAGGCAGTGTCGAGATGGAGCAAATCCAATTAGCGGTGATACCCCCCAATGGCCGCAAGGTCCTGCATAGATGGCGGGATGGACAGCGCATGCCTGATGTGAAGGAAATCGGCTGATGCGCCTCATGGTCTGGCTGGCGGCACTGGTGGTCAGTGTGGCTTGCTGGTATCTGCTCTGGCTGGTGCTGTGATGGCTGAGCCGCCATTGACTCTCGAAGACCTGGCGACCATTCGGGCCATGTTGCTGCACGAGCTGGAGCGCCGCGGCCATGATGAGCTCTGGCTCAAGCATCTGCATCTGGCGGTGCGGTTGGTGGATGACGATGTGGAGAAAACCCGGCAACTGATGCCGGAGCAGTAGGAGGCGCTATGGCGGCAGCGATAAAGCAGACCATCCCACGCTACCAGCAACTCGCCATGCTCTCCGAACCGCTATCCCTCCAACAGCGCCAGGAGCGCCAGGAGCGTATCCGCCGTGAGTCTGACACGCTGCGTGCGCTGAAGCCTGGCCCCGACGAGTTGGAAGCCGCCATGATGACCTCGGACTGCGACGAGCCCCTCCGCATCCACACCATGCGCCACGTGGACCTCTTGGGTGCGCCTGAGCTCACGCACGACATGCTGCTCTATCTGGATGGCCATGAGCATTGGGCCAGCATGACGCCGCATCAGCGCGCGCTCATGGAACTCTGGCTGTTGCATCCACAGGGTTATGTGGCGCTACAAGCCGAGCAGCAGGGCAAGACGCAGGGAGATATCGGTGTTATCCTGCATCGCCATCAGTCGCAGATAAGTCGCTACTTGCAAAAGGCACACCGCTATGTGGATGCTCGGGAAGCGTATTGGGGGAAGGGGTAGTCGGATGACATTGCACGCGCTTGATGACCAGCACTATAGGTCCGAAGTGACTCATTTCGGAAAACCTCTCAAGAGTGCAGCGCATGCCGAAGAACCAGCATTCGTTATGGAAGATCGAGGCTATAGCACGCCATGTTGGATATGGCAACTTGGTACCAGCAAGGCTGGCTATGGTGTCCTGAGCAGTAAATACGGGCCACGTCTTGCGCACCGCTACACGTGGGAATTGGCGCATGGCCCATTGGATGATGGACTCGATGTGCATCACCGCTGCGAAGTACCGTCTTGTATCAACCCAGATCATTTTCAGGTACTGACACGCAGTGAGCATGCGAAGGTGCATCACCCGCCCACGCCCAAACCACCCAGGGCACCCAAACGACTATACCGGAAGTTAACTCCGGATATGGTTCGGTTTATTCGCTCGTATCCCGGCTCATTGACTGATGCTGCCCGCCAACTGGGCGTGAGTCTCAGCGCTGCATCCTTGGTTCGATCTGGCAAACGATGGGCCAATCTGGTCTAGTACCTCCGTACCACTTGCATCCTGCTAGAATTTCATGCGATACTACGTTGCGGAAACAGGTATGTCCTTCGAGCCGCCAGACACCCCCGTCGTGGCGGTTTTGCTTTGACCGCGCAGGCTCTCAGGAGCCGCATGGATGCGACATCGCCACCCGGATGTCCAACTGGCTGCCAGCAGTAGTCGGGTATCGCCGGCCATTGTCGCAAGCATCAAGGCATATCCTATCCGGTACAATGAAAGTAGGGTTTACCCCTGTTGTCTGATATCGGAGAAAAGATGCCTCTTCCTGCTTCGGAGAGATCAGCCCGAGCGATCGTAGACAGCCTGCGAGAGAAACTAGACACCCTTCCTACAGACCCATCCGACATTCGCGCTGCTGCTCTGGCATTGTTTACCAAGCAACTCGACGGTAAGTTGGCCAATCTTCAGGACGGCGAAACCCTGCAAATCACGTTCCGAGTAGATATTATAGGAAACGATAATACAGTCCGGGGTGGCAGCGGCGCCGAGCGCAATATGCCAGAGTACATTGCTTGGCGAACTTCGGTATTTACACGCGATGGGTTCACGTGTCAGGATTGCAGGTCAAAGCAACGACTGAACGCGCATCATATCAAACCGTGGTCGCAACACCCCGCCTTGCGCTTTGAGGTGTCGAACGGAGTAACGCTCTGTTTTGACTGCCACGCTGCAAAGCATCCCCATCTGAGGTTCATGCGCGATGGCAAGACCGACAAAGCTGGAGCCGAAGACCCTCAAGCGGCTGGTTGACGCGATCAAGCTTGGCGCCACCTATCCCATTGCCTGCAAGTACGCCAACATCAGTTATGAGACATTCTGTGCTTGGCGACGCAAGGCCGATGAGGAGGAATCCGGCCTGTTCGTCGAGTTTGCAGAGGCCATAGCGCTGGCTGAGGGTACGGCAGGCGTGACTGCGCTCCGTAAGATACAGCAGGCATCCCGTGAGGGCACGTGGCAAGCATCTGCATGGTTCTTGGAGCGGCGCTACCCCGACCAGTATGGTCGCACGGTGCAGACGCAGGAGCACACGGGCAAGGACGGCGCAGAATTGCGCTTTACGTTGGTGCTGGATAGGGTCAATGAGCACACCGACGAGGGCCGTCTACACACGACCCTGGATGTACCCGAAGCAAACTGAGGCGATCTTCTGTGCCGAGCGCTATGGCGTTGTCGAAGCTACAACTAAGTCAGGAAAAACTGTAGGGTGCATGGCCTGGCTGCTTGAGGAAGCACTGGCGGGTAAGTCAGGCCGGAACTACTGGTGGGTGGCTCCTATCCTGGATCAGTCCCGTATCGCCTATCGGCGCATGAAGCGGGGCCTTCCGTTGCAGATTTACAGCGCGCGCGAGACAGCGCTGGCGCTCGACCTCGCCAACGGCACGACCATGCAGTTCAAAGGCGCGGACCATCCTGACAGTCTCTACGGTGAGGACGTCTACGCCGCAGTCATCGACGAGGCCAGTCGCGTCAAGGAAGAGGCGTGGCATGCCGTGCGCTCGACCCTGACGGCGACCCGCGGTCCCATTCGCATCATCGGCAACGTCAAAGGCAAGCAGAACTGGGCGTACCGATTAGCGCGTAAGGCTGAATCCGGCGACCCGTCGATGCACTACAGCAAGATCACCGCCTACGACGCTATCGAAGCAGGCGTGCTGGCGGCCGATGAAATCGAGGATGCGCGCCGGCAACTGCCCGATGCGGTATTCCGCGAGCTGTACCTGGCTGAACCCGCTGACGATGGCGGTAACCCCTTCGGCGTCGCGGCTATCCAATCCTGTATCGTGCCGCTCTCGCGCGCCGAGCCGTCAGTGTGGGGCATCGACCTTGCCAAGAGTGTGGACTGGACCGTTGCTATTGCGCTGGATGATGGCGGCACGGTCTGCCGCTTTGAGCGCTGGCAGTCGCCCTGGGAAGAAACGCTCTACAAGTTGCAACGGCTGATTGGTACCACATCGGCGCTGGTGGATTCTACCGGCGTGGGTGATCCCATCGTGGAAGCGCTGCAGCGCAAGGCCAGCAACGTGGAAGGCTTCAAGTTCACGTCGCCATCCAAGCAGCAGTTGATGGAAGGGCTCGCGGTGGCCATCCAGCAGCGCGAGATCGGCTATCCAGCCGGCCCGATCGTGCAGGAGTTGGAGACCTTCGAGTACGTCTACAGCCGCACCGGCGTGCGCTACTCGGCACCCGAAGGCCTGCACGATGACTGTGTGTGCGCGCTGGCACTGGCCACGTCGCGCCGGGGACAAGGATCGGGCCACGTATGGCTACTCTGACGCCACAGCAGCGCCGGCGCGAACGGCTGCCACGCACACGCCACCCACTCGACGATCCCGGCTTCGCTCGCACGCTGGACGACCTGTTAGCCCAATACCGGGCGACCATCCTGCCGAATGCCTATGAGCTGGATCAGCGCGCACGCATCAACGCTGCGGACATCGCCGCAGCACTGGCGCTCTGGGATGCCAACACATCGGAGAATGCCCCGAGCCTGACGGTTCCCACACAGTCCGACCGTATCAAGCCCGCGTTGCTGGTGTTTCTGGCCTATCTCACCGGCCACATGGCCACCAATGCCAAGGACTATCGCAACGGTACCGCACTCAATGTCTGGCTCGATAGACATCTAGCACTCATCAAGCACGGCTCTGTGGTTGCCGGATTAGCCGCCTACAACGGCAAGGACAATCTCCAGCAGTATGGCCTGGACCGCACCGGGCAGGTGGCGCGCCGGCAGTATGACTACGCCGAGCGCATGGCGACCGATATTCTGGATGGCAAGCAGCGGCAGAATGGACGGCTAGACGCCCGAGCAGCACTGTATGCAGGGGTAGCCTGGACCGGGTACCAGGCACTCCGGCGCCGTCTCCAGTCCGATGCCGTGGGCGGCCTGTTATCGGCGAGTGTGGCCGTCTCGCTCGGTGTCGATCCCGAAGAGCGCTATGAGCGCAACGTGCAGAACAGCATGGAAGGCTGCTCACAGTGCGAATCGGAGACACAGGAGGGCTGGGTGCCGGTGGGCACGCTGTCGTCACCTGGCACGCGCGAATGCCTCTCATTCTGTAAGTGCGATATTTCTTACGGGAGTGACCCGAATGCGCCTTGATCGTGACGACCGCGCCGCACTGGCCAAGCTGGGCGTATGGGCGCTGCTTGGCGCACTCTCCTGGCTGACCCTCATCGTGACGCTGGTTGGCGTGGCTGTCGGCGTGCATCTATTCCGACTTATAGCAGGAGTTTAAGTCCAGGAAGGGCGGTTTTGCGGTATAATGAATGTGGAAGCCCCGCGATGCTTGGCGGCACCCGGGGCCATGGCATCAAGTGTTAGGAGCACTCAATGCACCCTCAGTCTACCACACCGCTGCCTGCCGTCTCGGGCATTTACCGCATCACGAACACGGCCACTGGTGAGTGCTACATCGGCTCCTCGACGAACGTGCTCAGGCGGTGGCGCAACCATCGTGCGCCACTTCGCGGCCACAGTCACCACAATCCAGGTATGCAAGCAGCGTGGGATAGAGACGGAGAATCCGCATTCACCATCACATTGGTTGAAGAGGTTGTGCCTGCTCGTCTCTTTGCCGTTGAGCAAGCCTACCTGACCAGAGAACGCCCCACCTACAATGTGTCCTTGGTGGCGCGTGGCGGTCCCAAGATCAAGATGCATAGTGCGGCTACTCGGGCGCTCATTAGTGCCAAGGTGCGGGCAGCGGGCAAGACGGAAGAACACAAGCAGAAGCTACGTGAACAACTGCTGAAGGTGCAGCACAAGGGAACTCCTGAACGCGCCCGTGCGATGGCTGCTGCCAACATCGGAAGTAAGCGATCTGTCGAGACCCGCGCCAAGATGAGCGAAGCCAACAGAGGGCGCCCGGTTTCCCTCGAGACTCGCAAGAAGATTGGCGATGCTAATCGCGGCCACTCACACCCGTGCAGTGAAGAGCACAAGAAGCATCTGAGTGAGTTCAAACGCGAGTGGTGGCAGCAACACAAGAAACCGGAGTAACAACATGGGTGCTATTTCTAAGGCTGTAAATAGGATTAGCACCATAATACCGGAACGCAAGTCTAGTATTGGTGCAACAATTCCATCTTGGGAAGATGGTCATCCACAGACTCAACGGTATTGGCATAATTACTACAGATTTGCTTTAGAAGGATACGGAAGATCAGAAATAGTATACGCAGCCGTGGAGGAACTCGCCACATCGGCCGCTGAGCCACGTCTTGTGGTCGTGCGCAAGGATGCCAAGGGCAAGCCCGAGCAGTTACACGAGCATCCGGTCCTGGATCTCTTCGAGCATCCCAACGGCTTTACGTCCCGCTACGCACTCATTGCCAGCATGATCATGTACCGGGCTATCAGCGGCAACACCTACATCGAAAAGACCCGCAGTGCATCCGGCAAGGTGGTCGAACTCTGGTCCTTGCGACCTGACCGCGTGTTCGTCGTGCCTGACAAGCAGAAACATATCGGCAGTTGGGAATACCGGCTCGAAGGCGATACGTATCAGGTGCCGGCCGATGACATCATCCAGAACAAGACACGCAATCCGCTTGACGATTGGTATGGCCTACCGCCCTTAGCTGTGTGTGCCGAACGCGTCGATACCGATGCTATGCTCCGGTCGTTCACCCTGGCCTTCTTTCGCAACGCAGCCGTGCCCGCGGGCCTGCTGAACATCACCAAGCAGGTCACGGGCGCCGAACGGCAACTGATCCGCGACAAGTTCCGCGCTGAATCAGGCGGTCCCCAGAACTGGCACCAGATGATGGTGCTCGACAACATGGAGGCCAAGTACACGCCGATGGGGCTGCCGTTGGGCCAGAGCGGTATTGTGCTGCCTGAGTTGGATGAGATATCCGAGGCCCGCATTGCGATGGCGTTTGGGGTGCCGCTCGAACTGGTTGGCGCGCGGCTGGGCATGATCCACGGCAACCGCACGACCACGGAGGCCGCACGCAAGACGTTCTGGGACGAAACGCTGGTACCGCTGTATCAGGAGTTGGCTGCGGACCTCACGCGCGGGCTCGTCAATGAGCCGTGGGAAGGCGAGCCGTTCGACTACATCGAGTTCGACCTTTCGACGGTCAAGGCACTGGCGGAGGATGACGATAAGAAGCACACGAGGTGCCGCGCCGACCTGGCAGCCGGCGGCATTAGCGTGCAGGAGTTCCGCCAAGAGACCGGCCGTGAGCCAGACTTCGACAAGGACGCCATCCTGATATTCAATGACCAGATCGTGGCACAGCGCGCCGACCAGATGCTCAACCCACCAGCGCCTGAGGCCGTGCCGCCTACGCCGCAGGTGCCTGCCGGGCAGAATGGCAATGGCCACAAGCCGATGAGTCCCGACGATATGGCGCGCTTGCGTGAACTGGCGGCAGGGAGATAAGCATGGACTACTTTGGTACCAGCATTGAGATTAAGGCCGTCGATATCGAGCAGCGCATCATCTCCGGCCACGCCGCCGCGCATAGCAACCTCGACCGTGTACGCGACATTATCGATCCGGTGGCGTCCGTCAAGGCGGTGCGCCGGCTCGGCAATCCTGCCGATGTTGCCGTATTCATCGGCCATCAGCACGACAGCCTGCCCGTGGGTATCCCGCTCAAGATCGAGGCCACGCCGGAAGGGCTGTACACCGAGACGCTTATCAAGCCCGGCGTGTTCGGCGATGACCTCCTGCAGACCGCGCGCTTCCTGCAAGAGCACGGCCAGCCCCTCGGGATGAGTATCGGCTACCAGACGCAGGAAAGCCGGCCTGACCGCGTACAGGGCAAAATGGTGCGCCGCATCATGGACTACACGCTCAAAGAGTTTTCCTACGCTGCCAACCAGATGATCGCCAATCCCAAGGCGCTGGTGACCAGCGTGAAGGCGCTATCTGAGGGCACTGACACCGCTGGTGGTGCGATGGTGACAGAGGATCGCAAGGACGACGATACCTATCGCATCGAGGAACGGGACGGTCGATTCCACGTGCTCGAGGCCGATGGTCAATCGCTCATTGATTTCGGCACACGGGTGGAAGCTGCCGCCGCACTGGCAGCACTCCAGGCTGATCAGCGGGAGGATGATGCGGAAGGGGAAAAGACGGAGGGCACCATGCCAGATGAAGTAAAAGCAGTGTGGACCACCAAGTACGTGAATGACCTGCCGGATAGTGCCTTCCTGTTCGTCGGAGAGGGTGGCCAGAAGGACAGCGAGGGCAAGACCTTCCCGCGGGACTTGCGCAAGTTCCCCTATAAGGACGACTCGGGCAAACTCGATTTTCCGCATCTGCGTAACGCCATCGCGCGTATTCCACAGGCGACCGGCGTGGATGACGCCACCAAGACACGCCTGCAGGCCAAGGCACGCAAGATGCTTGAGGATGCCGGCAGCGGCAAGTTGGTCGATGAGTCGCCAGAGTGGCAGACCGGCGCCCCTATCGACCTGCGCGCGCTGGCCTATCGACTGCTCGACCTCTCCGACCAGGCCGCGGGTGAGTTGAAAGCCATGCGTCTCCTAGGCGAAGAGACCAAGGACAATTGTCGCATGCGGCAATCACTCCGCGACGAGCTCACGCTTATCACCCATGACCTGGCAGGCATCAGCCGTTGGGCTGAGACCATCGACCGCGGCGAGGATGCGCTGGCAATTCGCCAGCGATATGCCTACCAGATGCAGGCGGCGCTGGACATCTAGCCGCCCATTCCCTTCCCACTTCCCTATGTGCCGGCCAATGCAGCCGGTTGTTTGTGTTGACTGGCAGAGGAGGATAGAGCGTTGAACGCAACGTTGAAAGCAAAGCATGAGGAACTCGAAGCATTGCGGATTCGCACCCGCAAGATTCTGGATGAGCATAAGACTGCTATTCCACCCGAGGAAATGAAGGCGCTGGACACCATCAAGGACCGCGCCGATGTGCTCCGGGACGAGATCAAGAATGAGACGGATCGGGAAGCCAAGGTCGCGGACCTGGCGGGCCTCTCCGATTTCCTGGACAGTCCGGTCTACAAGATCCCGCACGGCGCCAATCCCGACGACGATTCCCGCAAATCCCTCCAGCGATCCGGCTGGGAGTTCAAGGCCGGCATGGCCTACAAGATGACCTCGATCGGCGTTGCCGTCGAGATGTTCAATGAGGGCGTGGTCACGGGCGAGATTCCCGAGGATATCAAACGCGATCCGGTGGCCGGTGAGTTCTACCGCGTCACGCGTGCCGCGATGGGCGATGACTACAAAACCGCCTACGTGCACCTGATCAAGGCGACCGCCCGCTATGGCGCCTCCGCACTCTCGATGCTCTCCGGCGTCGAGCAGAAAGCGCTCAGCGAAGGCACGGACACCGCCGGTGGCTTCATCGTGCCGCCCGACATCCAGGCCGAGATGCTGGCTCGCATCCCGCAGACGGCCATCATGCGGAACCTGTGCCGTGTACAGCCGACCAACCGCGATACGCTGCGCTGGCCCGCCGTGGCGCCGAACAGCACGTCATCGCTCGCCAGCATCTACTCGTCCGGCTTCGTCGGCGGGTGGGTCGGTGAGACGCCGGCGTTCAGCGATACCGATCCGGCGTTCAAGCTGTTCGATATCACGGTCAAGAAGATCCGCGCGGCCACGAAGCTCAGCAATGACTTCGTATCGGATGCTGCGGTCAATGTGCTGGCCTTCATGGCCAAAAACGGCGCCGAGAACATGGCGCTGGTCGAGGATGCTGGATTCCTGACCGGCGACGGGTCGTCTTTGCAGCCGATGGGCCTGCTCAACGTGCCGGGCATCTCCACGTTCGATGTTGAGGGCTCGACCTCGAACCTCGTAATCAATACCACGGCAGCCGCAGGCAGCGCGCCTAAGATCCGAGCCGGATTCTACAAGTTGCCGGTGCAATACCGCAGCCAGAGCGCTTGGGCCATGTGCAGCAGCATCCGTGGGAAGGTCGACGCGCTCGTCGATGGTGTAGGCCGCCCGATATGGCCAGCATTTGCTGCCGCAGGCTTGGCAGGCCCTACGCCAGATCAAATCATGGGCCGACCGACCTATCACAGCGACTGGATTCCCGATGATGGCACAGATGCCAACAAGGTGCTGATCCTCGGCGACTTCTCCCAGTACATCATCGCGCAAAGGACGCAGATCACCTCGTTAGTACTCCGAGAGCGCTTTGCTGACACTGAACAAGTTGGTATCATATTGTTCGAACGTGTTGGAGGCTCGGCCTACAACACAGACGCGTTTAGGTTTGGAATCGTCTGACTAAGTATGCTATAATCATACTAGATAGGTAGTTCCATCTAGTAGGATTTCATGTGCGAAGACACATGGCATGCGTATCTAGCAGGCTTCTTCGACGCGGACGGCTCTTTCTGCATCTCTAGGGTGAAGATGGGGTCGTTTTCGGACAATCACCGGATCATCTTGGATGTGGCCCAGCACATTGACCGCATCGGCGTACTGAATGACATGCAACGCGATTTCGGCGGGAAGGTCAGCATCAAGCGTCAGAATGCCAAGTCGTACCAGCCACAAGCGACCATAGCGAATTGGCATCTCCAGAAAAAGGAAGATGTAGAACGGTTCGTTCGAGCCATTTTCCCCTATCTGCGCTGTAAACGGCTTCAGGCTGAGATAACGCTTGAGTTCATCGCAGTAAGCACAGTCTCGCGAAAGGCTGTCAGAACTGGCGGTACAAGCGGCCATCGTTTCTGGTCTGGGACGGAGCGGCTGACCGATGAACAAACTGCCCTCCGGGAGCAACTTCGTTTGCGTATGCGGGAAGCCAATCGACCAAGCACCCGACCAATACTCATCGATGATGCTGTAGACGAGCACGTCGAGTAGCACATTCCCGCACGTCCACCCACGAAACCCCGCCCACTCCGAGCGGGGTTTTCCATTGACCAACAGGAGGTACACACAGTGGGACATCTCGGACTTTCTGAAAGTGTCCTGACCACGCAGGACATTGCACCCGCCAATCTCTCCAGCAATACCAACGGCTCGGTCATCGACATGTCGGGCTGGAGCGGCATTCGCTATGAGTTCAACCTTGGCGTCTTTGTGGCCGGCGTCACGTTCGACGCGCGCGTCATGAGCTCCGCCAATGCCAATTTCTCCGGGCCGACCAACATCACCAATGCGGCGCTCACGCAGGTCGCTAATACCAGCAATGCTAACCTGGCCATGCTGGATGTCTACCGGCCGACCGACCGCTACGTGAAGGTCTGCACCGTGCCGGGTGCCGGCGTGTTCTGCTCTGTCACGGCGACCCGCTATCGTCGAACCGGCCTGCTTCCGCCTACCCAGACGGCGCAGCAAGTGGTCGAGGTAGTGAGCAACTGATGGCACGTTCAGGGGATAGGGCGGTCCTGCCACCGCCTGCCCCGATCAGTCCCGATCCCCGTGCGCGGCTGGCTGCGGAATGGCAGGCCGCGGCCCCGCGCACGGAGGCTGACATAGCCGAGTTCTATCGCACGGCCCAGCACTACGGCCCGGATCTGGAGGCCTGGCATCAGACACCCGAACGGCAAGAGCTCACCCGCATGCTGGTGCATGTGGCCAAGGAGGCCAGCGTCAAGTGCGTGGTCGATATCGGCTGCGGAAAGGGTCATGACATCCAGGCGCTGTATGGTGCGCTGGATACCCCTGAATTGCACGGTGTAGAGCCTAATCGGGCGCTGTACCAGCGCTATCTCGATCACGCATACTTCTATGACACCGTGACAGATGCCCCGGTCGAATCCGCAGACCTGCTCATCTGCATCGACGTTCTGGAGCATATCCCTAACCCTGAATCCTATCTAGCTGGCATTGCCCAGCGCGCGCCGGTTGGCTGCCTACTCTTCGAGGCGTCGGCGTGTGAGGATACATCCACGCCGCTGCACTTGCCGGCCAATCGGGGCTGGCGCACCGGTCATTGCCTTGAGCAGCACGGCTGGGAGTTGGCCGATGAGACCGGACGCGTGCATGTCTGGCGCCGCATGGCCAACGAGAACCGGCAACGCGCCAGCCTCCTGCTCTGTGCCTATCGCAATGTCAGTGTTGCCAGTCTGCAAGCCGTCATGCGACTGACTGCTGGCGAACAGCCGGGCTGGCGCTTACGCGTCAAGACCGGTGATGCGCTGATCAGTCGATCCCGATCTATCCTGCTGACGGCTTGGTGGCGTGAGACTGCCGATGATGTATGCCTGCTCGTTGACGATGATATCGGCTTCACGCCAGCGGACGCTGACCATATCGTGGAACTCTGTCGCAACGGCTACGATATCGTGGCCGGCGCCTACCCCGTGCATGATGGCGGGCATCTGGCACTGCGCTATCTGGATGGGCAGCAGACGGTGCGCTTCGGGCCCGACGAGCCGCCGATGGAGATACGGTATGGCGCGACCGGATTCCTTGCTATCCACCGGCGCGTGGTGGATGCGCTGATCGCCACCATGCCGCTCTGCCACCCGCTGGAGTCGTGGTCGTTCTACCCGCTGTTTCCCTTGCTGGTTATCGAGGACGCCACGGCTCAGGGGAACGTGCTGTTGAGCGAGGACTGGGCTCTGTGTGAGCTGGCGCGGCAGGCTGGCTTCCGAGTCTGGCTCGACCCGACGATCCGTCTGCAGCATGCCAGCACGGTACCGCTCTCGATCAGCAACATGGCGGGTATGCACGATGCCATCTCCAAAGCCTAGAAGGAGAACCAAAGTGACCGACGAATCTACATCCACGACAGACACGACCGATACAACCGTCGAGGGTGGATTTGTCGTGCCACCGGAGTCAGTGCCGCCGCTCGATCCTGCCATTGTGGCATTGGCCAAGAGTGCCGGGCCAACATGTCTGGTATGTGGCGATCCGCTTGAGGTCTACACCGGCGACAATCCGCATAAACTTGGCACGGGCTGGTGCGTGGTCGACGGTAGGCAGCGCTTCTAGAGGTGTGCGATGGCTATCACGCTGCTGACCGCGCCCGCATCCTACCTCCTGACCACACTGGATCGTGTGAAGGCGGAGTTGAATATCACCGATACCAGCCAGGATGACGTGCTCTCTGACATCATCACGCGTGCCAGCTCAGCGATCACGCGGGAGTGCTATGGCAAGGGGCGGCTCGGGTTCGGCGTGGTCACCGTGCAGGAGACGCTCAAAGGCACGGGCTCGCAATTGCTGGGCCTGACCGCTATACCTATCCTGTCCGTGACGCAGGTGCTCCAGGATACCGAAGTGCTCGACCCCTCCGACCCGCAGGACGGGTATTCCATCGAGGAGGAGGAGTCGGGCGCGCTGTATCGTGCTGCGGGCTGGGGTCAGACGGTCGCCATGCTCTCCTGGGGCTGGGAAGCGTACTCGTCGCGCTACATCCCGCCAGGTGGCACGCAGATGCTTCGCT